TTGCTCGGGTTGGCCCCCAAGCGCCGCTAGTGCCTCTCAGGGGTCGGTGAAAGGTCGCTCCGGCGGCTGACTGGTCACGGTGACTGGCAGTGCCTTTGAGCAGAATCAATCCATCAGCTTTGGAGAACAACGATGAATCGTCTCTACCTCAGCCAGCCCTTCGTGGCTTGCTACGACAACAACCTCGACGCCTACATCCCCGAGTTGTGGGCGCAAGAGGGCCTGGCCATCCTCGAAGAGAACATGGTCATGGCCAACCTGGTCCACCGCGATTTCGAGAACGAGATCGCCAAGTTCGGCGACGTGGTGAACACCCGCAAGCCGGGCGAGTTCAAGGTCCGCCGCAAGGTCGATGGGACCGTGCTGGCCCACCAGGACGCCACGGCCACCAACGTGCCGGTGCCGCTGGACCAGTGGTTCTACGAATCCTTCATCATCCGGGACGGCGAAGGCAGCAAGTCCTTCCAGGAGTTGAAGGACATCTACCTCCACCCGGCGATGTTGTCCATCGCCCGTGGCGTGGACCGCTGCCTCTTGGGTCGCATCCATGCCTTCCTGGGCGGCCCCCAGAACCGCATCGGCCGGCTGGGCGCCCTCGATTCCACGAACGCGAAGGACTATGTGCTGGACGCCCGCGAGGTTCTGAACGTCAACAAGGCCCCGCTGGACGGCCGCCGGCTGGTCATGTCCCCCACGGCGGAAACCGCCATGCTCAAGACCGAACTGTTCGTCGCCGCCCAGAAGCGCGGCGATGGCGGCGCGGCCTTGACGACCGCCACGCTGGGTACGATCCTCGGCTTCGACACCTTCATGTGCCAGAACGTCAACTGCCCGTCGAGCGCCGACAGCGAACCGCTCGCCCTCACCGGGGCGGAGGCGGCCGGCTATGCCGGGGCGCTGAACGTCACCATCACCGGCACGGCCGGTGAGTTCGTCAACGTGGCCGGCAACGACCAGCCGACCTGGATGACCGACGCCACCACCGGCGCGATTGTGCTCAACGAACCGCTGAAGTACGGCGTGACAGATGCCACCGTCGTGACGCACTACAAGAAGTGCGCCGCCGCCGCCAGCTACGTGGCCGGCTACAGCCAGGCCCTCACGCTGAGCGGGTACACCGCCGGCAAGGCCCCGCAAGTTGGGCAGTTGCTCGCCTTCGGCACCGGCGCGGGCCGCAAGGTCTACACCATCATCGAGTCGGAAGACGCCGGCACGACCTGTGCGGTCGCGCTGGACCGGCCCTTGGAACTGGCCGTCACTGCCGCCGACCCGGCGTTCCCCGGCCCGACCGGCTCGATGAACCTGGCGTTCCACCGGGACTCTCTGGCCCTGGTGACTAGGCCGCTGGCCCTGCCGGACAGCCGGATGGGCGTCATGGCCGCCGTGGTCCCCCACAACGGGATCGGGATGCGGGTGTGTATGCAGTACGACATCAACGCGGGCGGCACCGTGGTGAACTGCGACATCCTCGCAGGTGTGGCGGTCCTCCAGCACGGTTCCTGCGTGGCCATGCTCGGCTAATCCTGTCGGTAGCGAGCTAAAGGTCGCCCGCTCAGGTCAAGCCTGGGCGGGCGGCCTCTCTATCATCCACTGCGCCGCCTCTGCGGACGGAGATGCCTCATGGATTTTCTACTCTTTGCGCAATCAGCGGGCGACACGTTCGCCGATGGGGTGGCCCTGCTCGCCCTACTCAAGCAGTACGGGCCGCTGGTCCTGGTCATGGCCTTTCTTCTTTGGCAAGGCTGGGTCCGCGAGGGCCGCATGGGCAAACGGATCGTCAGGCTGGAAGACGAACAGCGCAACGTGCTGATGCCGCTGGTCGAGAGGTGCGCGGACGTGATTGCCCAGAACACCTTGATGATGGAGCGGCTGGAGAAGGCCCTGGACGAGCGTTTCGATTGCCCCTGGCGACCGACCTGTGCTGAACAGCGGAAGCGAGGCTGACGCCATGACGTACCCGGCCAGCTACGGCTTGAACCAGCAGCTTCGCCGGGTACTCTACGCGCTGAAGCGGCAGTATGGCGGCAGCATCGTCATTTATCAGAACGGCGTGGTGACTTCGGATCCGAAGACCGGCGAAGTGGCCCGCACGAAGACAGCGACCCGGATTCAGCGGGCTGTCATTCTGCCGGTGAAGATCAGCGCCGAAGTGAAGCACACCGTCGCGCTGATCTCCGCGAACAAGCAGATGCTCACCGGTGCGGGCGGGGGCTTCGAGACGGGTCAGCGGTTGTTCATCATCGAGCGCCGCGACTGCCCCAATCTCGTGCTGCACAAGACCGACTGGGTGGGCTACAACGGCCGAAAGTACGCCATCGAAAACTACGAAGAGTACGAGTTCGACGCGGCGTACCTCATCACCGGCAAGGAACTGTCGGCCGAGTCCCCTGGCGTGGCCGGCTCGATTGTCAATCTCTCGGCCGCCGATGCCCTCGCCCTGGATGCTCAAGCCGGGGCGGGAGGTTGAGCCATGTCCGCCAATCCCAACTGGGCGCGCTGGGTGTTCGCCTCGGTGGCCAGCTACTTGAAGGAAATCGCCCTGGAGGCGGAACTGCCCGCCATCGTCGAAGGTCTGGACGACCGGACCACCGAATTCATGGAAGCCCCGGATCGCTGTGAAATCCGCATCACCGGCCCGTTCACCAGGGAAGCCAGCCACAACTACTTCTACGTCGAAGTCGTGGTGAACGTGCTGTTCGTCAGCCACTACGAAGAGTCGAAGAACCAGTACGCCATCATCCAGAAGATGGGCGTATTCCAGGAGGCAATGGACGGCCCCATCGCCGTCCGCCAGTACGGAAACCAGCCCGGCGACGACGAGCACGCGCTGGTGGGCTGCCTCAAGCCGGTCCAGGGCCGCAACGACACGATCCGCGTCCTGCACTTTGGACAGGTCGATCCGACCGATCGACTGAAGCAGTCGATGGTGGACGCCCGTTACCGGATGGAATTGTTCACCGCCTAGCATGTTCCTCTACGTCATAACCAACCTGGTCAACGGCAAACAATACGTCGGCATCACCAGGAACGTCGAACAGCGCCGGCGCGAGCACTACTCTGGCCACGGATCGACGTTGGTTCGGCAGGCGATCAGGAAGTACGGCAAGGAGCACCTGCAATTTGAGGTCTGGTATGAAGGCGACGATGCCTGGATCAAGACAATGGAGTACCGGGCAATCGTGATGCTAGGGACGAGGACGCCACAGGGATACAACCTGACCCTGGGTGGGGAAGGTTCGGTAGGCTGGCGGCCGGGTGCAGAGACGCGGATGAAAATGAGCCGATCGCGCTCCGGCCGTGGGAACGGAATGTTTGGCAAGACCCACTCTGAGGAAACCCGCAGCAGGATTCGGAAGAGGGCAGCCGGTCGAAAGCTCCACCCGAAGATTTTGGCAATGCTGACGAATGTGGCCGGTGCCGAGAATCCTCGTGCGCGTCCTGTCACGGTCGATGGCATCGCCTACGGCTGCATCAAAGACGCGGCTCTTGCAACAGGTGTCAACGTAAACACGCTGTACATGCGATTGCGACGATACGCGAGGTCCGGCCTGTGGCCGGTTGGTTGGGGCTTCAAGGCCCCGGTGTAATTCCTCAACTGACAAGAAAGGTACTGTGATGGCCAGGATCGAATTGAGAGACTGTACCGTGTACATCAAGGACGGGTTGGGGGCGCACCCTGACATCTATCCTTGCACGGCGCTTGGCAACAAAACGCTCGGCACGCCGAATACGGCGGTGGCCGTTGGCGACACCACCTGCAAGGTGTCCAGCACGAGCATCCCCACGGCGGTCGCCGGCAAAACGCAGAAGGTGCCCGTCGGCGCGCGGTTCACCATCGCCGGTGAGACGGCCGCCACGGTCCACGTCGTCACGGCGCGGACCCAGGACGGGACCAACGTGGACGTGACCACCGACATCACCTTCTCGCCCGCCCTCGGGGCCGGCACCTATGCCGTGGACGCGGCGATCACCTTCTCCTCGCAGCAGCTCGAAGTGAAGATCGGCGAGGGGAACATCACCTACACCGAGAAGAGCGATTACACCTACCTGCTCGACCGGGACAACCTGGACACGGTAAAGGAAGGCAAGGACGTGCCGCTGGACGTGAAGTGGGACAGCGTGTACGAGTTCATCACCACCGGCACCAGCGAGGAGATCACGCCGATGGACGCGCTGAAGGGGATCAACGGGGCCTCGGAGTGGATCACCTACTCCAAAGACCCTTGCGAACCCTACGCCGTGGCCATCGAGGTCCAGCAGGTTCCGCCCTGTTCCACCGCCGAGAGCGAAAGCACGCTCTTCCCCGACTTCCGCTCGGAGCAGCGCGAGGTGAACTTCAAGGACGCCACGATTTCCATTAACGGCAAGTGCAACGTCACTCAGCCCATCGTGACCCGCATCAGTTAGGACGACTCCCCGGCCCGCTTTTGTGAAAAGGCCGGTTTCTCTGGTCCAGAGGACCAGATATGCGGTGCCGGCGAGCGCTCGCCGGCACCGCCCCTTTCTCTTTCCTTTTACGCGAGGGACAAGCCAATGAAGATTGCCGGTATCGACCCCAAGTCACTCTCCAGCGAAGTGCTCTTGGTCCTGCCGCGCGGCGACGGGCAGATCGTCTTCCGCGCCAAGGGCCTGCCCGACATGAGCGAGTTCGAGGCCCTCTGCCCGTACCCGAAGCCGCCGGGCAAACTCACCAAGGAGGGTTGGATTCCCAACCTCACCGACCCCACCTACCAGCAAGTCTTGGGCGAGTGGGCCAAGAAGCGGCTGGGCTACATGGTCATCGGCTCTCTGGAGCCCAGCGCGATCGAGTGGGACACCGCCAACAAGGCCGACCCCAGCACTTGGACCAAGTGGGAGGCCGACCTGAAAAACGGCGGCCTGACGCAAGTGGAGTGCAACCGCGTGCTGGCGCTGGTCCTGGAGGCCAACGCCTTGGACGAGGCCAAGCTACAAAAGGCCCGCGAGGTTTTTCTTGCTGGTCAAGCTCCCATGCCGCCCGAATTCTCTGGCCCGACTACCGAACCGGCGAGTACGCCGTCTGGCACGCCTGCGAACGGCTAGGCGTCCGGCCGCCCGGCGTGAAGCCCTCCTGGGACGAGTGCGGCGTGGAGACCCAGGCCCGCATCATCGCCTTCGACCAGGTTCGCAGCCACGACGAGGCGGAGTGGGAGGCGCAGTTGGCCGGGGCACGGATGCCCTTCGGGCGCGTCGAGAGGGAGAAGCAGTGACGAGCTTGACCGAACGACTGATTCACTGCGATTGAGTGCGGAGGCCGCCATGAAATTCGCTGCGCAGTTTTCGATCCCGCGCATCGACCTGGCGGCCTACCAGAGCGCCTTGCACGCCTACATGAGCGATCAGATTGCCCAGGCCCTTTTGACCTGGCTGGAGGCGGTCCTGGCGGAGATTCCGGTGTGGAGCGGGGCGGAGCGGGCGACGTTCACGAAGTTGGCCGACAGTATTTCCTACTCCATTCCCATTGCCCCGACCGTGATGGACCGCACGGCGCGGGGCGAGATGTCCGGCGACGGCAGCCTCGTCACGAACAAGGAGTCCGGTGAATACAGCTTCAGCTACTCGACGACGCTGCCCTGGCTCATTTGGAACGAGTACCACAACGCCAACGTCGAGCCGGACCCGACCCTCTTCGGTCGCTTGACGAAGCCCGGCCCCTACAACTTCCAGGCCGTGGGGGTGAGGGCCTTTCTGGCGTTTGCGGACAAGGTGGACCTGTTGCCGGTAGCGCCTTACGTCAAGGCGGAGCGGGTCAAGACCTAGCGCGTCGAGTTCTAGCAAGTTGTGGCGGGTTCTAGCATGGCCGACGAAATCGTCAATAAACTCGGCTTGAGCGTGGAAGACGCCCTGGGCGCGCTTCAGCGCTTGGATGATGCGCTGCAAACGTCCGGCTCGGCCTTTGCGACCTTCGGCTCCGCGCTGGATGGCTGGAACAGCCAGGCTGACGGCGCGGTCCAGCAGATGAAGGCGATGGCCTCGGCCGCCGGCCAGATGGCCGATGCCATGTCCAGGACTGGCGGCGCGTCGCTGCCCACCGCGCAGACCGCCGGGGCTTCCACGGGCTTCTGGCTCCCGCCCGGCATGGAGGCCGAGACCCAGCGGCTCAACGACGCCCTGAAGACTGTGGGCACCACGGCCACGGACACCGGCAGCAAGATCAAGGACGCCGGCACCAGCGGCGGCGAGGGGATCAAAGACGCCGACGACAAGACCAGCAAGTTCGTCGTCACCTGGGGCACGCTTTCGCGGGTGGTGATGACCCAGCTTATCGTCCGCGCCATGAGCCAGATTCGAGACGCCCTGCGCGAGGCCGTGGAGCAGTCCGTCGAGTTCCAGCGGCGGATCGCCGAGGTCCAGACCATCGCCCCGCAGATCGGCGGCGGCTTTGCGCAACTCACCAGCGAGGTCGCCGAGTTCGCCAAGCAGTTCAACATTCCCTTGAAGGAGGCCACCGAGGGCCTGTACCAGACCCTCTCCAACCAGTTCACGTCGATGGCGCAGCGCACCGACATTATGACCGCTTCAATGAAGCTGGCCAAGGTCGGCGTGATGGACTTCCACGATGCCATTCTGCTCATAACCGGCACCTTGAACGCCTACGGCCTGTCGAGCGACCAGGCCGAGTCGGTGGCCGCGAAGTTCTTCACCACGATTCAACTGGGTCGCGTGCGCGGCCAGGAATTGTCGGCCGTGATGGGGCAGGTCACGCCCATCGCCGCCGAGTTGGGCGTCGGTTTGGAGCAGGTCAACTCCGCGATGGTCGGCATGACCATCGGCGGCCTGGATGCCCACAAGGCGGCCACGGGCCTGCGGGGGGCCATGATGGCACTGTTGAAGCCCTCCCAGGACATGCAGAAGGTCATTCACGACTTGGGCTACGCCTCCGGCGAACAGATGGTCCAGGCCAAGGGCTTTCAGGGTGCATTGCAGGCGGTCGCCGACGCCGCCGACAACCTGGGCAGCAAGATTGCCAAGGACGTGCCCAACGTCCGCGCTTTGACGGCCGAGTTGCGGCTCACCCAGACCGGGGCCAAGCAGGTCGAAGACGCCATGAAGGCGATGGCCCTTTCGACCCCCGAGACGCTCGATAAGGTCTACAAGCAGTTCACCAGCACCGACTCCGAGAAACTCACCAGCACCGTCAACAAGCTCAAGATCGACCTGACGCAAGATTTCGGCGCGGGACTGACCCACGCGCTGGCCTCCGTGATGCAACTGGTGGGCGGGGCCGACAATCTCTCGGCTGCGATCCAGGCGATTGTCCCCGTCGCCGGCGCGGCCGCTGCCGGCCTGGTGCTCTTGGCGGGTGCTGCCGTGGTGACGCACATCGCCCTGGGGCCGGTCGGCTGGGCGCTCACGGCTGTCGCGGCTGCCGCAGCGGTGGCCTTGGGCGGCATGAGCTACTTCACGGCACAGTCGATCAACGAGACCCGCCGGTTGTCCAACGAGCAGACCCAGGCCACCCAGCTTTATCTGCGGAACAAGGAAGAGGAACTGCGCGCGGCCCGCGAGACGGAGGAGAAGAAGACGGCCGAGGAGAACCGTGGCTGGCAGGAGCGGGCGGCGGCGATCCAGCGGAACTACTTCAAGGCTCTGGACGACCTGAAGGACAAGAACAAGCAGCTCATCGACAGCGACCGGGCGGTCATGCAGTCGATGGTCGGCTCGCAGGAGCGGGTGGTGGCCGCCTATCGCAACGCCGCCAATACTGCGCTCAAGATCGTGCAGGACTCGGAGAAGCGCCGCGCCGATATGTCAGGCACCGCCGACGACCTGCTGTTTAAGCGGTGGCTCGACAAGGGCATCCAAGCCTCCGATCAGTTCAAGATGCAGATGGACTTGCAGCGGTCGGCTGAGTTGCGGGCCGCCGCCAACAGCACGCTGGCCAACGCGACCACGGCGATTGATGTCAGCCGAGCCGACGCGCTCCGCAAACGGGCCGATGCCTTCGAGCAAGAGGGCGTGGCCCTGGCCAAGGAATTGGGGGATACCTTCCAGATCGAGCAGGCCGAGAAGCGCACCATCACCAACGTGCAGAACCAGATCGCGGCCGAGAAGCAGTTGGAGACGCTGCAAGCCAAGCGCGCACAATCCCTGGCGGACCAGGCCGCCAAGGAGCAGCAGCGGTTGGACACGATGAAGACCCTGATGAAGGCGATCCTGGCGGACCTGGACGCCTTCGACAAGAAGGGGGAGAAGTCGCCGCAGGCGTTGGCCGGTCAACAACAGCGGCTCACGGAGAACCTCGCCAAGTTCAAGGAACAGTGGATGGGCGGCCAAAAGGTCGATGTCGCCGATCTCTTGTCCTTCGACCAGCTTCAGCGCCGCGTGAGCGTGGCCCTGGAGGGCGGCGTCTCCAAGGCCCAGGTGGACCAACTCTTCGCAACCCCCGAGACGTTCGCCAAGTTCCGCCAGGACATCACCAAGGGCGTCGGCCCGGTCGAGATCGCCGCGACGATGATGCGGGTCGGCGGCGGCGAGGCGTCCTGGAAGGCCACCTCGGGCATGTCGGCCGCCGACACGATGCAGCACTACGAGCAGGAGTTGCAGCGGACCACGCAGATCATCCAGAGCTTCAAGGCCAGCCAGGACGCCTTGAAGGTGGCCAACGATGGCGTCCAGCAGAGTCAGGGGCAGGTTCAGGCCGCGCTCGATCGCTGGGTGAACGTGGGCTTCGTCAAGGATGTGCGTGACCTGGGCGGGATATGGGAGCAATTCACGGACAAGGTGGCCAATACTCCCGTGGTCAAGCAGGCCCGCGAGGAACTGGTGCGGGCGACGTTGAAGTTCACTGCCCCCAACGCCCAGCCCTTGAAGGAGGACTTGGACAAACTCCAGGCCGCATACGACCTGTACCTGGCGGTCTTGAAGCCGGGGGCGGCGAGCAAGACGGCCCTGGACGAGTTTATGAAGAAGGCGTCGGGGATGGTCTCGGTCGCCCAGCAAGTCCAGACCATCGCGGCCGGCCTGAAGGCCAACGAAGCCAACGTCAATGCGGCCACGCAGGAGCAATCGGCCATCCAGAACGCCCTGAAGGCAGCCGCCGATGCCGCCGCCAAGGCGAAGCAGGGCACGGACGCCACGCAGACCGGCACGGAGGCCGCCGGCAAGGCCCTCACCCAGGTCTCGCAGATCGACATGAGTGGCTTGCTCGGCCAGACCCAGCAATTGGCCGACGCCATGTGGAACCTGGCCAATGCCTCGCAGAACGTCGTCCAGGCCCCGGCGGCGCGGATGACGGCCGCCCAGGGCGGCGTGGCCTGGAAGTTCCTCTCCGGGGGCGGCCCGGTCGGCACGGACACCATCCCGGCGATGCTCTCGCCGGGCGAGGTAGTCATTAACGCCGCCTCGGCCCGGAACTTCGCCTCGCAACTGACCGCCATCAATGCCGGCGTGCGGCCGGTCTACCGCAGCGAGGGCGGCAGCGTCACCAACATCGGTGACATCAACGTCAGCGTCACCGGCGGCGGAACCGGCCGCCAGACGGCCCGCTCCATTGCCGCCGAATTGCGACGTGAATTGCGGCGTGGCACGGCAACCCTGTAACCCCTTTTGTGAATTGAGAGGAAACCCCATGAGCGTCAGTCAGATGAACGTGAACCAAAACGCGGGTTGCAGCCTGGTCCGCGCCCGCAGCACCGAAGACCAACTCAAGCCGCGTGGCCGCTTCGTGGTCGAGCACTTCCGCAACGGCGTGAAGATCGGCCAGTACGAGTTCCCCAACGGCATCACCAACGAGGGCAAGAACAAGCTCTTGGACGTGATGTTCCACGCCGTCTCGCCGGTGACGACCTGGTGGCTGGGGATGATCGACAACGCGGGCTACACCGCGCAGGCTGCCACGGACACCTACGCGAACATCGGCCAGTCGGGCAACCAGTGGGCCGAGTTCACCGGCTACACCGACGCCGCCAACGGCGCTAGCGCCAGCACCCGCCCCGGCTGGGCCGTGGGCGCGGCCTCCGGCCAGGCCAGCACTAATGCCAGCCCGGTGGTCTTCAACATTACCGGCGCTGGCACGGTCGTTGGCCTGTTCCTGGTGGGTGGCATCGCCAACGCCCAGAACAAGAGCGACCACACGGCCGGCGGCGTGCTCTGGGCCACCGCCTCGTTCGGCACCGGCAACGTGCCGGTCAATCCCAGCGATCAGTTGAAGGTGACTTACACCGTCAGCGCATAACGGGACTCCCTCGCCAGAGGTCGGGCGAGGTCTTCCACGCGAACCCTCGCTCGGCCTTTCTTTCCCCTCTTTCTCCGTGAGGAACCACGATGGCCTACGAACGATTTGCAAACGGCGGACTCTCCTCGCTGGCGGTGGGGATCGACAACGCCGTGACGAGCCTCGCGGTGGCGTCGGCCGTGGGGTTCCCCACCGGCGGCAACTTCCGCATCATCATCGACAGCGAAATCATGCTGGTGACGAATGTGCAGGGCCAGACCTTCACCGTCACGCGCGGGGCCGAGGGGACCACAGCCGCCAGCCATCTCGCCGCCGCAGCCGTCTTTCACGCGCTCACCGCCGGCTCACTGGCCCAGCGGGACAGCGACCAGTTCGCCACCGGCGCGATCGCCAATTGCGATGCGGCCGGGCAGGCGGGGCGGCTCTACATGCCAACCGAGGGCCTGCTGAACCAGGACAACGGAACGGCCTGGGACATGCTGCCCTTTCACCGCTTCACGCCTCCAGCCGTCGCCAACTTCACCTGGGTCAACCAGGGGACTTCGACAGTCACGGACAACAGCAAGGGCATGATGGTCCTGAAGCCCTGTTCCGTGGCTTCGGGTGACAACCTGTGCATCCTGGCCCAGGCCGCGCCCACGCCGCCCTACGAGTTTACGGTCGCTATGCTGGTCCAAAACCCGCTCTATGCCGGCTCCTGGCAGATCGCACAGTTCGGCATCTGCTGGCGGGAAAGCAGTTCGGGCAAGCTCCTCACCTTCGGCTGGGGCAGCAACAACTACCCGCTCAATTTCAGCTACGCCCAGTGGACCAATCCCACGACGCTTTCCGCCAGTCAGTTCACCGTCCAGGCACCGCTTCACCATCTCTTCTGGATTCGCTTCGCGGACGATAGCGTCAACCGCACGGTCAAGGTCTCCGGCGATGGGGTCAACTTCGAGCAGGTGTGCGCTCCCCAGGGCCGCACGGTGTTCTGCACGGCCGACCAGATCGGCGTCTTTGCCAATAGCTGGAAGACGACCAACGGTATCCCGCGAATCGTTTCATTCCTGCACTGGAGACAAACCTGATGGCCGAGCAATTCAAGAACCTTGCCAGCACCACGCTCAGTGGCGCGATCGACAACGCCACCACGTCGGTCGGCGTGGCCAGTGCGATGGGCTTCACCGGCGGCAACTTCCGCATCCTCGTGGACAGCGAGATCATGCTGGTCACGGGCGTCAGCGGAACGACCTTCACGGTCGCGCGCAACCAGGAGGGAACCGCCGCCAGCGCGCATAGCAATGGCGCGACGGTCGCCCACGTCCTGACGGCGGGTGCCCTGGATGCCCACGACCAGAACGACCTAGCCGGCTACGATCTCTATGCCAACAAGCCGGCTGCCGGCGTGCCGGGGCGCATCTTCCTGCCCAGCGATGGCTTGTTCATCGAGCGCGACAACGGCTCGACCTGGGAGAAGTTCGGCCCCGTCTGGCCCATGACGCCCCCGCAGTCCGCGAACTTCCCGACTTGGGTAAACCAGGGGTCGGCGACCTGCGTGGACAACAAGGGGGCGATCTTCCTGGAAGCGGGAAACAGCAGCAACGAGCAACTGCGTGCGCGGCTGCAAGCCTATCCCACCCCGCCCTTCACCGTGGACATGGCCTTCCTCACCAACGTCTTTCCCTATAGCAGTCCAAGCATTACTGCCGGCCTTTGCATCCGCGATTCGGTGAGCGGGAAGTTCCAGTGCTACGGTGCGGGCAACACCGACTTGCACATCCGGGGATACAACTACAGCAGCTACTCGGCGGCCAGTGGCGGAGTGACGGGCTGGCCCGGCTCCGGCGACAACCATCAGCTTGAGCAGAACTTGATCTGGGTCAGGTACTACGACGACGGCGCGAGCGCTCGGGTGATTTCGATTTCCGCCGATGGCGTGACCTGGCAGCAGATGGTCAGCAACTCCCGCACCGACTACCTGACGCCCAACCAGATCGGCTTCTTCGCCAACAGCAACGCCGGTTACTATTCCAGCTACCCCGTGGACACCGGCATCACCGTCCTGCACTGGAGTCAACACTGATGACTGAAAGATTCTCCAATCAGGCCGTGACCACGCTCTCGGCCGCCATCACCACCACGACCGCCGCGAGTTGCACGGTCACGGATGTGACCACCTTCCCAACGGCAGGGAACTTCCGCATCAAGATCGACGCTGAAATCCTCATTGTCACCGCCGTGGCGGGCAGCGCCTTCACCATCACGCGCGGGGCCGAAGGGACCGTGGCGTCCACGCACGCCAGCGGCGCGAGCGTCATTCACCTCTTGACCAAAGGCAGCATGGAAGCGCGGGTGGCCAATCGGTTCATTTCCGATCTCTATGCCAACAAGCCAGCCGCCGGGGTCAAGGGGCGGCTTTTCCTTCCCTCGGATGGCCTGTTCCTGGAATACGACGACGGCGCTGCCTGGCACCAGTACGGTCCCTACCGGCGGCTCAAAGCGCCACCGCAGACCGGCTGGACATGGGTGAACCAGGGTGACGCCACGGTCACGTATACCGGCAGCACGGTGGTTCTCGAAGAGCCCACCCTGGGCAACACCAGCCCGAACATCCGCGCGCTGGTACGGCCGTTGTCGGTCTCCGGGGCGACGACGATCACGGCGGCCTTCACCTGGAACGGGATCGCCTCGGATACGCCCTGCATGGGGTTCTGCGCACGGGACGTTGGCGGCACCGCCGATGGGCACTTCGCGTGCTGGGGCATACGCATCCAGGGAAGCAGCACTTGTTGGTGGCTGCACTACAAATACTATTCCTCCTCCACGACGACCGAGGGCGTGCCTGGCATCGACGGTCGCCAGTTCTGGCCGCAACGACTCTTTTGGGTTAGGCAGGAGTTGGCGGGAACTTACAAGCGATTCTACCACTCGGCGGACGGCGTGAATTGGATCAAGTTCGACGAGCAGGGCTATTCCCAGTACAGCACGCCCAGCCAGTTCGGCATCTTCATCGACCCGATGAACAACACCCAGAAGATCTCCTTGAGCCTGGTCCACTGGGAAGAGGTCTAAGCGATGGCGCAGACCAGCCAGCCAGGCACCCCTGACTCTCTGTTGGCGAACGTGCAATTGGCGTTCGCCGGCGCGGCCGCCGCGCCGCCTGCGCTCACCACGCAGGGCGGCCGGCTCGGCGGCCAACTAGGCAGTTCGGTCCTGGCCCTTAGCGGCGTGGCTGGCCCATTGGTCAGTAATCTCTCGGCCGCGAGCGCGCTGACGCTTGCCCAGGCGGCGGCCCCCGCGCCGGCTTTTGCGGCCCACCCTTCGCCGCATTGGGTCTTGGGCGGTCAAGACGCCGAGTTGGGTGCGACAGAGCTAGCGTTCACAGGCGCGGCCACCCCTTGGCCCACGTTTACCAGCCAGGGCGGCCGGCTCGGCGGCCAACTGGGCAGTACCGTGCTGGCCCTCGGCGGCGTAGCCGGCCCGTTGGTCAGCAACCTCCGGGCCGCGAGCGTGCTGGCGATTGCCCAGACGGCCGTTCCCGCGCCGACCTTCGCGGCCCATGCGTCCCCCCGGTGGGTTCTCGGCGGCCAGGACGCTTACCTGGGTGGCGAGCAGTTGGCCTATGCCGGCGCAGCCTCGCCGCAGCCGGCGACCGGCACCCGGACGGGCAAGCTCGGCACGCCGACTTCGCTCCTGGCCGGGATGCGGCTGGCCCTGGGCCAGCAAGAGGGAGGCGGCGGGGCAACCATCACTTACGTGACCGCCGCGAGCGTTTTGGCGGTGTCGAGCAGTGCGGCCTTGGCGGCCATCGTGCGTGCCCCCGCCGCCACCAGTACGCTGGCCTTGACAGGCGCGGCCGGCATTGGCTGCGTGCGCGGCGAAAGCGCCACAAGTGCCTTGGCCCTGACCGAAACTGCGGCGGCAGGGGCGGTGCGGAATGTCGCGGCAGCCCATGCGCTCGATCTGACGGATGCCGTCACCGTTGCGGCGGTCTTCGTGGCCGCTGCCGCCTCAGCAGCCAGCTTGACGACGGCGGCCGACACGGCGGCCGTGCGGACGTTGGCGGCGGCCGACGCGCTGGACCTGACGGACGGGGCCGCCCGCACGGCCTCGATTGCGGTCGCTGCCTCCTCGGCGATTGGACCGGCGACGGCGGCCGACGCTTCGGCCGTGCGGGCGGTGACGGCTGCCAGCACGCTCGATCTGACGGACGAGGCCGTCCGCACGAGCCGTGTCGTCTGGACGGTTGCGGCAGAGTCCGCGATCAACCTCGGCTCCGCCCTGGGCCTTTGCACCACGCTCAACGTGGGTCCGAGCAGTCCGCTCCATTTGGCGGACGTTGCCGCCGAGACCGCGCTGCGGACGCTCACGGTCCAATCGGCCATCAACCCAGCTACGGCGGCGTCCACCACGGCTGATCGGCCGCTGACGGCCGCCAGCCTGCTTACCCTGGCGGCCGTGGCTGCGGCCCAGAAGGCGGCGACCAGCGCCGCCACCTCCCCAATGTCCCTGGGATCGGCGGCCAGTGTCTCAGTCGTGCGGGGCGTCTCGGCGGCCAGCGCGCTCACCCTGGCACAGACGGCCGACCGTAATGCGATCTTTGCTGCCGCCAGCGCGCTGGACGATCTTTGGGATGAGGCGGACGTAGTGGTGGTGCGGTCGCTGTCGGCCCAGAGCGCCCTTGCCCTGGCCCAGACGGAGCAGACCGCGCGGCCCTGGTACTTGGACGCCCAGACGCCGATCCAGACCGCCAGTTATGGCTACGATCAGCAGACCGACACCTTCTACCCGACGTATGAGGGCCTGCAAGACTCGGCGAGCGCGGCCCGGCCGCTGGCGGCGGCCGTCCGGCAGCCGATTCCGCTGGTGCAGTCGGCCTCTGTGGTGCGGGTGAAGCCGACCGCCATCAGCCTGTCGGCCGAAAGCGTTCTGGAACTGCTGGGCGAGGTCCACCCCAGCCCGACCGGGGACACCGGCAACTGGCTCTCGCTGGCGCAGGCCGCCACGGTCGATGCGTGCAAGACCACGCAATCCACCCTGACGCTCGCCAGCCAGGCGACGGCGGCCCATAGCGGCCCGCGTGGGGCGGCCTCGGTGCTCGTCCTCGATCAGGCGGTCAGCTATAGCATCGTCCTTTCCGGTATCCGCCAGCAGTACCACCCCTTCGTCGGCACCGGGGCAGAGGGATCGCCAACGCCTCCCGCCGTGACGGTCGGGACGCCCGCGCCCAGCGAGCTTCCCTTCCAGTTGTTCTTCCCGGCGACGGGCACCGTGACCGACTCGGTGACGCTGCGAGCGCCGAACCTCGGCAACAAAGACCGCTTCAGCTTCAACCGCATCGTGCGGGAGACCCGTGGCGGAACACTGATCGTGTTCGCCGACCCGATTTGGCCGAAGCTCGAAACCCTCGTGCTCAGCTTCTCGGGCCTCAGTTCCACTCAGTCGCAGCAGTTGCTCGCCTTCCTGGAGACGCACCTGGGCGAGGAAATCGGCCTGCTCGACTGGGAAGGCCGATGCTGGCAGGGCGTCATTATGACGCCGACCAATCCGGTGGTCCAGGATGCCCGCGACAGCTATTCGGCGAGCCTGGAGTTCGAGGGCGAGTTGGTGCCGGCTTAGTGCCGACTTGGTGCCGACTTGGTGCCTGGCGAGGAGATGCCCATGTTCACGCTTGCCGCCCCGTATCCGCTTTTGCAGACCACGACGCTGCTGCCCAACCCGCAGCTTAGCGACCAGGAGGGCCTGACGGCGACAGTGACCCGCAAGACGGCGATGGACGGCACGCGCTACACCTACGTCAAGCAGAAGGGTGGCCGCCGCAAGATGAAGTGGACGTTTCGCGTGATGCGCAACAAGGGGCTGGAGCTACGGGCCTTCCTCTACGCCTATTTCGCCTCGCTGGTGAAGGTCACGGACCACAACGGCCGTGTGTGGGTCGGCAACTTCACGAACAATCCATTCGAGTTCGACACGCCCGAGGCGGCGGGACCGGCGATCCCGCCGCTGCCGCGCGGTGAATTGCAGATGATCGACCTGGAGTTCGAGGGGGTCCAGCAATGAGAAACATATCCGAAGCGGGACTGGCAAAGCTGGCGTCGCGCTATGGCAATGAACCCATCACCATCATCGAGGTGGACTGGGTGGACGGCAGCACGGCCGTCTACGCCGACCGCACCCTCGGCGACATTCCGGGCCGGATCGTAGAGGTCGGCGAACTGGATGACGCCGTGAACCTCAGCGGCAGTAGTGGTTCGCAATCGCTGGCGGTCACGCTGGACGACACGGACGGCTCGATCAAAGCCATCCTCGACAGCCAGGACGTTCACAAGCGGCCGGCGCGCGTCTATCAATACTTCTCCGGCCTGGCGCTCTCGGACAGGTTTCTTCTCTTTAGCGGCGTGTTGATGACCCCGCTTTCCTGGAGCGAGCGCGCCCGCACGGTCGAGATTACGATTGTTTCGCAGCTAGAAGACCAAGAGTGCGGGTTCACGACGGATGAGAACTTCGGGGGAGAAATCCCCAATACCATTCCCAATCAGGCGTGGCCGCTGATCTTCGGCACCGTATCCGATAACAAGGCGGTGAATATCCAGCCGCCCGTTACGGGCACGACGCTCGATCCCATAGGCGTGTTGGGCGGCGAGGAATTGATGATCGCCTCGCCGGATGATCCCGGCCTGGATTTTCTGCTCAGTTACTACAAGGCGCAGTCACAACTGGCTTTCATCCAGACACTCATTGACAAGTTCAACTGCGACCCGAACAACTCGCAATACGTGAAGCTCCGCGCCGGCTATCAGAAGCAGTACCATGACCTGAACATTCAGCTTCAGCGCAGGATCATCGAGTGGGAGGCGTCGCAGCAACTCACGCGCAACCTTCGCCAGGCAAAGATCGACCAGGCACGCCTGCAAGGTTACGGTACGAACCCGGTCCAGATACTCGGGGGCGAGAACTTTCCTCAAGGCGCTGTGACGGCAAATATCACCGGGGCTGTCTTTGAGGGGACGATGGCAGGCAATCTGTTGACCATCTCCGGCCGTCGAAGCGACTATCTGGAGGAGGTGGCGCAGGGTATTCTTAACACGGTCACGAACGGCCTCACTCTCGTCCCTAAGCCGGTGGTCTATACCGAACCAAATCTGGATGGAACGGTGTCCATCGTTACGTTATACGGTGTCGATGGCGGGAAGGTTTCAGACACCTGGACCTGGACAGCCCAGATACCGGATGGCAACGGCGGCTTGAAGTCTTACACGACTGATCCGGTCACTTACACGATTACGCGCAACAAGAACTTTGATAACACGCAGCCGATCTTACAGCAGATGTGGATTGACGCCGGGGCCAGTGTGCAGATTTACGGGGCCGCATCATTGGTCTATGGGGTCTCCCTTGTACCCGGCACGGTGACGGCGGTGAAGGCCCTGTGTACGGTGTCGGGCGTCCAGCTTTTGCGGGACGTTACGGATTACACGGTCGGTTCGATGGCGTGCGGGAGGTTCACGGGCGTCACGGTGACGCTCCCGCAACGGTTGAGCACGATTGCCAACGAGCACTGGAGCGACGAGCTTTATGTCTCGTTCCAATCAGCGGTTGGTCCGTCCGTAGTCGATGTCCTGCGGTACATCATTACGAACTTCAGCGACCTGACATGCGATCCGGTCAGCTTTGGTAGCTGTGCCGCACCTAGTCCGGCCAACTTTGCGATTAACAGCAGTCGCAACGTGCTGCAAGTCTTGCAGGACATTGCGTTCCAGGCGTGTTGCTCGCTGCGGATCGTAAACGGCGTGGTATACATCAACTATCTACCCGCGAAACCGCCCTCCGTCGATACGATTACGGAGAGCGATCTCGATGCCGACGCGGGAATCGAGGTTGAGATAACGACGACCGAGGAATTGGTGACGAAGATGACGGTCAACTGGAGCGAATTGCCCGTCCCGGAGATCGAGTTAGTCAATGAGAAGGTCTGGACCCCGCCGGTGTTCAGCAATCGCGTGATTACCGGCGACAATACTACCGAGGTAAAACATCCCAGCTACGTGCTTCTGTTGCGCAACAATGTGGAGCGCTACGGGATGCACGAGGCTACCTACAATTTTACGATCTTCAATGATCGTGCAACCGTGGAAAGCTGCGCTAGGTTCTGGCTGATGCGCAAGTCAAATTCCTGGAAGAGGGTGAAGTTTACCACGGCGTTGCACAAACTCAAGCTGGAAACCTTCGATGCTGTTACGCTCGATTTCGCGCAGCCTTATGTGTCCAACGGGCCGGTCTTGGCCATCGTTGAATCCGCGCGTTATGACTCGGCGAACAACTGCATCCACTTCACCTGCCTGACTCCGGTGCTGGCGGGCACGATGGAGGATTGCGGCTTCTTTTGGAGCGAATGATGGATAAACCAGTTCTCGACCTGAAGACCCCTTATACCACCCCGCCGCCTCCGCTCAACATCCCCTTTGTGGACTTGGCTCAAACGCTTGTGCTTGATCTGCGGATGACCCAAGTGACGGATGGAACTAACACGGGGCAATTGTCGGACGTGCTGGCAGTCAGCGGCAAGAAGAACGACGCTGGGAAGACGCCGGTGGAACTGTCGTCCCAAGTGGTTGTCACGGACGGGAAGAATGAGGCCCCGTTCGATTTCCAGTACGACACCACGGGCCAGAAGTTCGGCACGGGAACCGCGTTCTTGCAGGGTTGAGTCATGGCTGCCACTTCCGTACTGACGCGCGCGGTCTGGAATGATCTGCTCACGCGGATCAACAACCTGGCGAAGAACCCGCCCGCCGGCTGCACGGCCCTGGCCGCGTTGCCGCTCGTGACCGCGCCGCACAGGTGGAGCGCGGCCGACATTACGGCGGCCAGGAACAAGCTCAGCGCGATCTGCTCCGCCAATGTCTTCAATGCGCCCACGGGCATCTGGAAGCAGGCGATCATCGACGAGCTTAACACGGCCATAGGGAAGGGCTGGTGCAAGTGCCAGCAGGCGTGTTGCGTGCCCAACAAGACCGGGACGGTCCCGATGCCCGGCGGCTACAACGTGACCATTCCCTATTCGCAAATCCTCACGCAGTACCTCTACGGGAACGTCAGCTACAGCGATATGGTCGCCGCAATGGGGTCCGACTTGGTGACGGCCCTTGCGGCGTGCATCGCTGCCGGCGGGACCACGGGCCAGATCATCCAGTACACCCAGCGGCACCTCCACTGGACGAATTGCGTCTATCAGGACCAATGGGTCGGGGGTGGTATAAGGTCTTATAACGGAAACGACACGTACACGTATACGTGCAGCAACACGGACACCACGGTCGTTGGCTCCGGCTGGGTGCCAGAGCTTGCGCCGAGTTACGCCAGCGGCACCACGACCGGATCGACGAACTACTACGATCAGCCGATAGGGACGGGGTACTACTACGACTATGCAGCCGGCCGCTACTACGAGACGTTTTGGCTCGGCGCGTTCGACATGGATGCTTACGTCTACGATTTGTCCGTTACCAAGGTTTGTCCATAAACACGCAACTTGAGGAGACTGTGCAATGGCAAAGAAGTGGATTGCCGGGGCGATCAAGCACCCCGGCGCATTGACCGCGAAGGCGAAGGCGGCCGGCAAATCGCTGGCGGCCTTCGAGGCGCACCCGCCGAAGAACATTTCGACTTCGACCCGGCGGGAGATCAATCTGGCGAAGACCCTGGCCACCTTCCATCACAAGGGGCGGTCCAAATAGGCGAGTGCGGCAAGTGCGATTCGAGCAAGTGCCCAGGTGGCGAACCATCTGGGCACTTGCGTTTCTTGAGAGGAGCACCTTATGGAAAGCGCGTTTGCCTGGCTCGGCCAACTCGCCGAGACGATTTATAAGTTCATCCCGCACATCCTCATCATCCGCGCAACACATGGCGGAGTGGCCTGGAAACGCGGCAAGCACGTCCGCCTGCTCGCCCCCGGTTTGCACCTCTGGTGGCCGCTGACTACGGAAGTCGAGGTGATCGTGACGGCCCGGCAGACCCTCGCCATCCCGGACCAGGTGATGGCCACGAAGGATGGCAAGAAGGTGGTCGTCAAGACGCTGGTGGTCTACAAGATTCCCGATCCCGTGCGGGCCATCGGTAAGTTGAATTGGGACGTGGACACCACGATCAACGATCTGACCCAATCCGCCGTGGTCCGCGTGATTGCCACGCACACCTACGACGAGATCATGGCAGGGATCAGGGATGAGAGCTTGACGAAGACGCTCACACGAGAGACCCGCCGCGAGTTGCGGCAATTCGGCGTCCACGTCACCCGCTGCAAGCTGGTGGATTTTGCCGACTGCAAGGTCTTCAAGCTGCTCACGTCCCAGGCTGATCGCCAAGGGATGTCCTCGCACCAGTTCTACCAGTAGGGCCCTGGCACTCGTGCATGGCATCCGGCACTGTCGAAAGTGGCCCGCCCGTAGCCCCTCAGCGCGATGCCGGGGATGTGTGTCCGTCTTGGGGCTCGCCGCGTCGGAACTGTAGCTGCGAAAGCCGAGGGCTAGGGTCCCCAGCCGTCAAATGGGATAAGATGCGATACCTAAACCGCTGCCGCGAAAGACCTTGCGGCAACACCGCCCTCCGCACCAAGTTCTTCTTAGTAAGGGAAGAGCTTCAGGTTTGGGTACTGCGATGCCGATTATTCACGACTAGCTTGAAACTATTCCATTGTTCGCGTATATTATTCCATCATGGGCGATAACGATTCCCTAAAGCTGCGGAAGTACCTGTTCGACATTGCGAAGATCGTCGAGGGTGCCGCCAATGCCGACCATGCCAAAGTCCTGTCTTACTGCCAACAGCTTAGTGATCGGCTGGAGACGGATGGAGAGTTGGAAGGTGCTAAGCGAATTCGCCAAATTCTCGGTAAGAGTAAGGTCGGGAAGCTGGCGCTGGCGCGGTCAACGAACGGGACAGCGGCACCGAACTCAGCGGCGCAAGTGCCGGTAGATTCGGAGTCGCGCTTACCGATGGCAGACGAAACGCACCTCCAGTCTGGAGAGGTGCCTATATTCCTCTCGCCGGGGGACATGGGGACCGTCAAAAAGTTTCTGACGTACTACAGGGCCGCAGACCGCCTTATCGCGAACGGCGTTGGTATCAGCGCCTCACTTTTGCTCTTCGGTCCTCCTGGCTGCGGCAAGACTCAACTAGCCCGCTTCATCGCGGCCGAGTTGTCGCTGCCTCTAATCACCGCCCGAACCGATGGCCTGATATCATCGTACCTTGGCAGCACTGCGAAGAACATTAGACTACTCTTCGATCATGCAATGTCCCGGCCCTGCGTGCTGTTCCTGGATGAGTTCGATGCCGTCGCCAAGATGCGCGACGACTCGCACGAACTCGGCGAACTGAAGCGGGTCGTAATCAGCCTCCTGCAAAACATCGACGCCATGGAGACGGATCACGTCCTGATTGCCGCCACCAACCACGAGCACCTCCTTGACCCCGCCATTTGGCGGCGATTTGCCTACAGAATAAGGCTTACTGAGCCTACTGCAGAGCTTCGCCAGCAAATGCTCCATTATTTCTTCAACGGTTTCGCTGTTGAAGACACCGTCCGGGCTATTGCAGCACTGACCGAGGGAGTTGCCGGCGCTCAGCTTCGTGAACTGGCGGATGATTGTATCCGTCAAGCTGTTCTTTCCGGCAAGACGGAAGTCCCGTTGCGAGAGGCGATTCATGCGGCATTGGCCGCCAATCCAAAGACCGCTCCCACCATGAAGCTACCACTGAGCGAACGACTGAGGGCGGTCCGCGATTTCGACTCTCGTTTATTCACGCAAAACCGTCTTGCCGAGGTCTTCGGCATTTCACAGCCGCAGGTTTGCAAACTGCTCAAGGAACCGTAATCCATGCCATCGGACATTCTCCTCCCGATCAAAGTCGTATTTCCGCGCCAAGGGGATTACCAACTCCCGGGCGGAACGGGCGGAGAATGGGAACCTTTCGTTGAAGTAACCGACGCATTTCGCGGTCAGTTCGTTCGCCAAGTCGAGGAGATCCGGGCTTTCTTTGAACCGGCTTTCGAGTCCTATCAAGGCGTTCCTGCCGTCGCGAAGGTAAAGCTGCGACAGCAGGCCGTGGCCAAGACTTACCGGCCCTACGATCTGTTCAACGACGATACGTGCCCCATCATTGGCAGCAACAAATTGGGCGAGCTGTACGTAAGCGTTCAACCTACGGGGCTGGACAGGCTGTCGCAACGCGCTCAATCCGGGCACTCACGCAAGCTCGAAGCTCACCTTTCAACCGTGGAGAGGATCCGCCCGTACGCCCCGGAAGATGTTCTCGGATCGAAGCCGATTCAATCCCTGCAGGCGGGCCGGAAGAAACACGCCCCGGCCCTGCGGTTCCGCCTCTTCCGCCATCCCTCCCCTAGCGTCAATAAGGCGATCGACGATGCCTTCATAGAGATCGCGAAGGAATATGGCATTCAGGATTACGAACCGATGGACTACGCCGAGGGCCTGAGCGTCTACTGTCTGAGGAACGTCCGGACGCAGGCGGTCGAGCCTTTGGTTCGATTCGTCGGAACGCAGAGCCTTTCTTTATTCCCCGATTACCGCATCGTTCGAACAGCGTCCCGAGTCATCGCCAATGTCTCGGCGACCGGCTTCCCGCCACCGGAACCCCGCCGAGAGTATGGCGTCGTCGGTCTTTTCGACAGCGGGACAGACCCGGACAACCGCCATCTTCAGGCTTGGGTCGTTGACCGGCTCGATTTTGTACCACGGGATCGCCAGGACAATAACCACGGGAGTTTCGTTGCCGGCCTGCTTGTTCACGGCAAGCGGCTAAACAACAACGACCCTCGATTCCCGACCTCTTCCTCGCGAATCGTCGACGTCGTTGCGTTCGACAAGGACGGGGAAATCAGCGAATACGACGTCCTGACCGTCCTGGACGAAGGCTTGAACCGATTTGATTACGTCAAGGTATGGAACCTCTCTCTGGCCATGCTCGGCGACCCTTGCACGGACCAGGAGTTCTCCATGCTCGCCTCGGCCCTGGACGAGCGAGCGCGGAAGCGTAACGTGCTATTCGTCGTGGCTGCCGGTAACTACCCAGACCTTCCGCTCCGGTCGTGGCCCCCGGAAGATCCCGATGCCCTCGGCGAGGCCGACCGCATTTGCCCACCTGCAGATGCCGTACGGGCCATCACCGTTGGATCGGTAGCGCACCTGGCAAACAGCAATACCCGCGTTGGAACGGATGAACCGTCCCCATTCAGTCGCCGTGGCCCCGGGCCCGCTTACCTGATCAAGCCGGAATTGTCGCAGTGCGGCGGAAACTGCGATGAGGATGGTAATTACGTCCAGACGGGAGTCATATCGATCGACGCAAGCGGCCACATTGCCGAAAACATCGGGACAAGCTTCGCTTGTCCCCTGGTCTCGACCATTGCCGCAGACGTCCAGCGCGAGCTGAGTACGACCACGGATTCGGCCTCACCGACCCTGGTCAAGGCTTTGATGGTACACGGCGCGTTTTTGAAAAATGCCCCCTTCGACCGCACTCGGCTGAACTACGATGGACTTGGGACCCCTCCGAATGTCGAGCAGATCATCAATTGCCGACAGTCTTCGGCCACGCTGATTCTGCAAGCCCCCGTAAGAAGCCGGCCAGAATTCGGGAAGCGTCCCTTCCCGATGCCGGCCTGCCTCTCAGAGTCCGGCAAGCTGAACTGCGAAGTGTTCATGACGTTGCTCTATGACCCGCCGCTAGACCGCGGCTACGGGGTGGAATACTGCCGCTGCAACGTGAACGCTTCGCTTGGCACCGTCGTTATCGATCCAGCTACCGGCAAGGAGAGTTACAACCGACAAGTGCCGCCATATCCCAAGGAGCTGTGCGAGGGGTACGAGGAGGAGTTGATCAAGCACGGTTTCAAGTGGGCGCCGCTCAAACTCTATTACCGCCGTTTCATGAGGGGACCCGCGGACAAGGAGTGGAGGCTCACCCTTGACGTCCTCAATAGAGCCGAGTTCCTGCCCGAGGAAGACCAGGAAGTCATCCTGGTTATCACGATCCGCGATCCTGCGGGGCAGGCCCGCGTTTATGACGCCCTCGTTCGCGAAATGAATCGCCTCAACTGGGGTGCTCAGGACCTCGGCATTCGGTCGCGGGCAAGGTTGCAGCCATAGAGAGCTACCGATGCCGGCGGCTGGAGCCCTGGCTCAATACAAATGGCTTTCGCAGCGCACCCTCAATCGAGGTCGCAAGTCGTCAGGCGGCCGGCACATACCCAGGGTTGAACCCATCTAACCCATCGCGCGAGACGGCCACTCGATGCTCGACACCCTGCAGATCCATTTCAACGACGCTGTGCAACGTGCCGCCGTGGAGCAACCGGAGGATCTCGGAGATCCCCAGACACGCGGCCACCGCGCCGACGAAGGGGGCGCCAACGGCTTTGCCGGCCAGCACAGTAACGCCGCAGCGATCCAACTCGCCTTTGGCGACCATGTCCCGGTAAGCAGCGCGGCCGGCGACATCTTCGACCGCATCTTGGTCAGTTCCCTTCCAGAGATCACTTGCGGGTCGCGACCCGGGCAACGTGTGCAGCCGTATCGAGCGGAAGTTCTGGTAGCCGTGGCCTAGCCCGGCCTCGACGACGAAGCCGAAGCCGACTTGATCGAGGGCACGCCGGCCAAGGCCATTATCGATTCCGCAGAGAGCTACCGCTGGTTCATCCGGATGCCGCTGGAAGGAGCCGTCGAAGAGACGCTCGTATATCCTCGTTGAAAAGCCTCGCTTCTCCGCCCACGCTGCGATCACGCGGGTCTTCAATTGCCCGATCGTCGTTTGGTCACAAAGAACGCCAGTGCTTTCCGTCGATGGGGTAACGAGATCGACATCTTGCAGTACCAGCAACACGCCGAAATCTTGCCGGTATGGGAGCATTCCAAGTGCCCAGAGGTAACCCTGGCCGAGGTGCCCCAGTCCGATCAACCACAGCTTTGAGGGGAGATACTGGAGTTCCGGTTCCCCCGCGTTATCCCCAAGCCAGTTAGCGCCGGCCCCAGGCCGCCAGAGCGACAGGCCAACGGCGCGTCGCCCCGCCGCGCCGCTTTGCCGGCCGACATAGGTGAACGCTTCGTTCACTCCCAGCGCCGCCGAAAGCATAGCGGCTAGCGGCATCGCCGGGCCGGGCAAGGGGAACAACTCTGAATGCCCGGGAACAATGCCGCCGCGCCACCCGGCGGAGACAGTCCGCACATGGAATCCTTGCGTGCGGGGGCGCGGTCCGCCGCCGATGCTGATCACCGGTCCACCTGATTCCCCGCCGCCGACCGCCCCGCCGAGCGCGGCGACCGCCTCGGCAAGAGTTTTCCCAAGGGGCAGGGGAACCTGTAGCAGACTCTCAACGGCCCCGGTAACGGCCACGCCGCCCAAGAACACACGCCGTGCCAATGCGACGCCCGTCAAGAGCGCCCCTTGATGCAGGGGATCGCCGGCCTCGGTTTTGCCGATTTCAAACGTCAGGGTATACCGGCGAAACATCGCCTCTGCTTCGGCAATACTCGACGCTTCGCCGCTATCCACCGCCTGCTTCACGAGTCGGTGGAGCGAATCGCTAAGGCCATAATTCTCCATGTTGCTTCCCTATAGACCAATGTGAAGGAATCGCCGTCGCCGGCGCGGCGGTATCGTGTCCCACCGCCTTGAACCTCGATAACGATAAATGCCAATCTCACGGCGCGGCACCGGTGCGGTCGCGTAACGCGGAATGATCAGAGCGATGTGGCCGGCCGCGGCGATCATCGGGTGAGCCCGGTCTGAGTCACTTTGCCCTGGGCCGCCGGGGTGTGTGTGAACATCGGCCATAACAGCGAGCCCGCGCTCCTTGCAGATGTCCCAGAGCGCCCCAAAGTATCGGCCGTCGAAATGCACGATCCCCGAATCCAGGCACCGCGGGTCGAGGTCATCGTAAAGGATGAAGTCAACGACCCGTGCCCGTGTCTTGCGGCGGGTGCCAAGGAGAAACGCGCCGCTTTCGCGTTTTCCATTTAGGCCGCGGCTCCGAAGCCCGCGCAGCAACCGACGCCAGGTGAACCAGGAGACCGAAAGCTCATGCCACGGCGCAACCAGCCGGCAGATAATCTCTCGAATGGAGAAGCTCATGGACTAATTCCAGGTATTGGATAATTCCTTCGGCCGGGCGCCAGATTTTCGATGGCATTTGCGTGCGCCAGTGGTCATGCCCCGCAAACGCTTCTCGATCGCACGGCAGGTAGAGGGCAGTGCCCCCTTTCCAGCCGCTGTTGAACACCGCACCTATACGGCCACCGCGGCTCTTGGGCCACCTGTCGAAAGCGAGAATCGCGTTCGTCTCAGGGTCCCAGGGGCCAGCGGTCGGCAGCGATTGCGGATAGGCGGAGCACTCGAACCGAAGGATGTACTCCTGGCCGTCTTTCGCGCTGACCCCTATCAAGGCGAAGGGCCAGGTGATGTCCACCAGGCGCCATCGCCCCTCAAGTTGGCCGAGGTGGAAGTCGGCCTTCGCCACGTCGGCGCGGAACGCTCGTTCGTCGGGTGCGGTCATTCGACCACCTCCAAGTCGCTGTGTCCGTTCACCCGCTCATCCGGCACAAGGTCGAAGGCGAGCTGGCATTTCCCGTGGCTCACCAGCGAACCGAGATGGGTCCCTGGCGCCGGCCGGTCGTGGCTCCCGGCGATCTGAAGCATGTGCTCGCTTGCCTCCTCGGGGCTCATGCCGAATTTGTGCTCGGCCGCCCATTTCTTCACGCGGGCAATGGTGGTCCCGGGACCGAAGCGGTGTTCCACCGATTCGCCGTTGAACGTCACCGTGACCTCGATGTGCCGGCAGCGATGGACGTGGATCTTGATGATGCACGCCTCGGCGTGCTCATGAACCAAGAGGCCGCCCTCCACGGGCTCGTCTCGGTCCTCGATGAACATGAGCACCTCCGCATCGGTGTCCATCCCGTGCTTCTCGACCAAAAGGGCTTTGAGGTCAGAAAAGCTGTGATGAGGGCCCACCTCGATGTGCTCGATTTCGCGAATGCCCTCGCCTTGGTAGAAAACGTCAACGCTTTTCGTCATTGGATCCTCCTTTCAGGATTCTCGGTGTTCTTGTCTCGTCTACCAACTTGATCGCGGCAGACGAGCAAACCCGGAAAGGAGATTGCCGCTTTTTTCAGCAGCTAAGCGTGAGCGTCCCCTTGGCAGTGGCGGCGCAGATAAAGAAGTGGGGACAGCGCGGGCAGGTGACCTGGTCCAGTTCGGTAGGGAACCAACCGGCGTTCAGCGCGGTGAGTAGCTCCGCGCTCTTGATTTGCCGGTTCGCCAACTTGTGCGACGTGATCGGGACCACTTCGACCAGCTCGTCAACCAGATGAAGAGCTTCGACAGCATAGCGTCTGCCAAATCGGGCCTGGCCCGCCAGATGGTAGAGCGCGTAGTCAAGCCGATCGTACTCCTTATCGCGCTTCTGCCCGGTCCGGATTCGTCGCAGGACAACAGATCCGTCCGGCAGTTCGGTCATCTCGCTCGGCTCAACCACCACCCGCCCATTAGGGAAGTCAATCGCGAGCGGCTCGGCATCCCGGAAACGCCGCCCCGCGCTGGCCCGCACAAGAGCGCCGATAAGCCGCGATGCCAACCGGTGATAGTCGGCGGCAAACCCGTGGTCGACCGGACCTCGCTCCTGCCAGATTGCATCGAACGCCGCTTCGGCCGCCTCCCGACTGGGATCGCCATCCCGCCTGGCCTGGGCCAACCAGCCGATTACTTCGTAAATGCAGTCGTGCGTCCGCGAAAATGCTGTCGCCTGACGCGCCGCGCCGAGGCCCAGCACGTGGGTGTAGAAGTACCGCCGCGGGCATTTTTCGTAAGCGGCAAGCTGGCTGTCAGTCACATGCCAGTTCGCTGGCCGGGTAACGATGATCGGCCTCGGCTTTGGCGCATCAGGGGGGAGGGAAAGGGTTCCCGGCTTCTTGGCCTCAACGACAATCGCCGAATTGAACCAGGAGAGGAACCTAGACGGTGTCCGGTTCTTCCCACCGCCGATAAGGCGGTAATAGTGGAGAATCAGATGCGTGCGGGCGCGTGAGACCGCCACAAAGAAAAGGCACTCTTCTTCGCGCTCGTGGGCACGTGCTGCTTCCTCCGATACAGGCAGCTCGGAATCCTGAATCATCCCGGCCGGCGGTGGACACCGCTGGCCCCGGTAGGACGACGGGAAGCTCGCAGTAGTGAGCCCAGGGATATGCACAGCCTCGAACT